TTGGCCGACATGGGAAGAACTGGAAAAACGCTGCAAGGCGCTGACTGGACCGCGTGTGCAGATGATCGCAGCCCTTGAGCGCGGGCCGGAACCGGAAGAACCCAAACGCCGCCCCGCTACGGCAGAGGAACGGGCGCGGGTTGATGCGCTGGTCGCGGAAATGTTCCCAAGCAAATCCGCCGATGATCGGGCCGCAGCGGTGGATATCGCTCTGCGCGGGAATTGCATGGCCGACGATACTAATGGGGAATCCGCATGAACCGTACAGTTCAGTTTGAAACTATGAATTGCCCCAACCGCAGAAACGTCTAAGATGATCAAGCGCGGCTAGGTTGGCCGACCGAAAAGCCTTATCCTCCCAGGCTGCCGCGCGCTTTTTCTAGGGAGATGAAAGTGAGGAATAAGTGAGTTTAGCCGAATACCGAAGCTTCATTGCATCTCGTGCGCCAGAGTATGCGTTGCGCGGGTTTGCCCCGAAGCCGATCAACCCACTCGCCAAAATTCACCAGGACGCGGTTTTGCGGTTTGCGCTGGAGTTGGGCAAATCGGCGGCATTCTTGGATACGGGACTTGGGAAATCATTCATTGAGCTGGAGTTTGCGCGCCAGTGTTCCGAAGAAACCGGCAAACCATCCTTGATCCTGACACCGCTTGCCGTCGCCGGGCAGATGGTGCGGGAAGGCCAGAAATTTGGCATCGACGCGCGCCAGATCCGCGAACAGCATGAAGTAGGATCTGGCGTGATGGTTGCCAACTATGAGCGTCTAGCCAAGCTTGACCCGCAATCATTTGGCGCTGTGGTGCTGGATGAAAGCAGCATCCTGAAAAGCTACGCAGGGCGCACGCGGGCGATGATCCAAGATGCGTTTATTGACACGCCGTATAAGCTGGCAGCAACCGCGACCCCGTCGCCAAATGACCATACAGAACTAGGCAACCATGCCGAGTTTCTGGGCGTCATGCGCCAGCAAGAAATGCTGTCCAAGTGGTTTATCAATGACACGTCTACTGCATCACAGGACTGGCGGCTGAAAGGACATGCTGTAGAAGACTTCTGGTCTTTTGTAGCGTCGTGGTCGCGTTGTGCAACACTACCTTCTGACTTGGGCGGCGATGATGCTGGATATATCCTGCCCGATGTAGATCGGCGCATTCATACTGTAGCCGCTGACCGCATGGAAAAAGTAGCGGATGGTATGCTATTTCGCATCCCGGAAATGTCGGCAACGTCATTCCATGAGGAAAAGCGGCTGACCCTGAAACAGCGCTGCGAAATGGCGGCTGATCTGGCAACCCATGACAAGCCGGTCACGGTCTGGTGCGAAACCAATGATGAAAGCACAACGCTGGCCAAAATGATCCCCGGTGCAATCGAAGTGCGCGGCGATCTTGACCCCGACGAAAAAGAACGCCGACTGCTTGGCTTTGCCGACGGTGAATATCGGGCAATCGTGACCAAGCCTAAGCTGGCAGGTTTTGGCGTCAACTGGCAGCACTGCTCGCATGCGGTATTTGCCTCGATCAGCTTTTCATATGAGCAGCACTATCAGGCCGTTCGCCGGTCGCATCGCTTTGGGCAGTCGGAAACCGTGCGCAACGATATCGTGATCAGCGACACCGAGGCGTCAATCTGGGACGTGATCAACGTCAAATCGAAAAAACACGACGAGATGAAACGGCGCATGGCCGAAGCCATGAAATCAGCGCAAACGAACGCCAAACGCAGGGTCGTATATGATCGCCCGCTTGATTTGGCATTTCCTGAATGGGTGAGGACCGGACAATGAAACAACCTGAATATCAAGGCGCCGGATGGGCACTGCACAACTCAGACTGCATTGAAGGCATGCACGCCATGCCAGAAAGCAGTGTGGATTGTATGATTACAAGTCCGCCGTTTGGGGACTTATTCGTTTATTCCGACAGCGAGCGCGATCTGGGCAACGCGGGCGGCGGCGCGCAATTCATCAACCAATACAAATTCTTCGCTGATGCGCTAACCCGTGTGATGAAGCCTGGCCGCATGGTTTGCGTGCATTGCACTGATCTTCCGATGCGCAAGGGCCGCGATGGGGCCATCGGTCTGCAAGACTTCTCAGGTGATCTGATCAAGGCGCACACTGACGCCGGGATGATTTACCATGGCCGGGCGACGATCTGGAAAGACCCCGTAGTCGAAATGCAGCGGACGAAAGCGCTGGGCCTGCTATACAAGCAGATCCGCAAAGACAGCGCCATGAACCGCGTCGGCATGCCAGACTACATGCTGTTTTTCCGCAAGGATGGTGACAACCCGGATCGGATCGAACATTGCGCGCCGGGAGACATGAAAGAAGCCGTCAAAATTGTGCGTAAGTGGCTGCACGAAATGCACCGGCAAGGGCTGGCATCCGAAACGCCAACTGATGATCAAATCTCTGCACTGATCCCGCACGCCGAATTTGATGTGTACGAATGGCAGAAATTGGCGTCGCCCGTCTGGATGGATATTCAGCAGGGCAACGTCCTGAACCGCATGAAAGCCGCCGGGGATGAGCGCCACGTCTGCCCGCTGCAATTGGACGTGATAGACCGTTGCCTGCGTCTCTACAGCAAGCCGGGCGATGTTGTCATGGATCCATTTAACGGCATCGGGTCAACCGGATATCAGGCTGTCAAGCAGTTCCGCCGCTATCTTGGGTTTGAGCTGAAACCGGAATATGCCGCGCAAGCCGGAAAGAACTTGGCCGAGGCGGCGTCATCGGTGGGTGATCTGTTCGGTGCCGCAGCATGACACTGCAAATCGAACTGGACTGGATGAAATTCAACGTGCCAGCGGTGATAGGTCGTCATCGCTGCACATGCCCTCAATGCAGCGCCACACGCGAAAAGCAATCGGAGAAGTGCATGGTCGTGGATATTACCGAAGACGGATTCAGATGGTTTTGCCACCACTGCGCTTGGGATGGGTCATTGGAGTGCGTGCAATGAACCGCACCCCACTTCCCACCCGTAGACCCAATATTACCACGGAAGCGCTGTGGAATGACCACCTGATCACAGTCACTGTCGGCTTTGACCGCCAAGGCAAGCCGCGCGAATGTTTTGCCAACACCCTGCGCGGCGGTGCCATCGCAGCAAGCCTGGCCGATGCAGCCGTCCTGATCAGCATCGCCTTGCAGCACAACATCAGCCCCGCCGATCTGGGGAAATCGCTGGGCCGCGTCCCGGCATGGATCAACGGCGAACAGGTCGAAGCCCCGGCAAGCCCGGTCGGCACGATTGTCGCGTGTTTGGTGGAGTGTGAGCTATGACCGACCTATCCCCATATCAAATCACCAGCGCAAAATCCGCGCCGGTTCTGCCGCCCAAGGTGCAGGCGACGATGAAACCTTTCGGCGCATGGGACGAGGAATCCCTTGCCGCAGCATGGGCCAAATCAGCGCGAGCAGAACGGCACCAAGCCGCAGCGCCAACCTCAATCGAAAATAACGGCCATCGCCTTCCGGATGTGCCCGAGGCGTCAACGCTTGCCGTCATGCGCCGCCTGATCGGCAAAAAGCCCATATCCGCATACATGCTTTCCCGTGCTGCTGGGCTGACCCAGTTGAAATGCCAGAAGGCCGCACAATGGATGGTAAAGCAGGGTGAGGCCAAGATCACGGAAAGTCGGCGCGGCGGGAAAACCATCATCGCCTATTGCGCCTTCAATGCCCCGGACAAGCGGGAAAACGTGAAGGACCGTTACACCGCCTATCCGATCACCGTTCGCGGCGTGACCTACCCCAGCTTCAACGCCTGCGCCGAGGCTTTGGGCGTGACCCCCGCGACGGTCTATTACCACTGGCTGCGCAAGACGGCTGACAAGATCGGGATGGGCCGCTGGAAAGATGGGAGTGCAGCATGAAGATCAAAGCAACCTATCGCGCGCAGGAAGGCCGCTTTGACCCAGACGTGAACCCCGGCCAAACGCGCGAGGTATTCACCGACCGGCCAACGCACAGCAAAGTGCTGGGGCCGGATGGCTGGCCGCTGGAATACGAATATGAGCCGCTTGGTTTTGATCTGACCGCGAGGAGCAATGCATGACCACCATAACCAAACCCACCAAGGCCCGCACCAAAGCCGCACGCCGCCGCAAGAGCAAGATCAGCCTCGCCAACGGTGATACGGCCAACAGCCGCCCGACAGGCCGCGACCGCCGCCACACCAACCAGCCAGCCGAGGATGCGCGCACGGTCGCCCTTGCCGCCCGCGTTCGCGTGCATGGCATCGCCGCCGACGCCGCCACAAGCCCGCTTTGCACCGACGCGGTGGATCGCTGCATCATGGCGCTGGCAAAGGACCAAGCCGCAGTTGCGCAGACATGGCGGGCCATCATCACCGCGCAGCACAACTTCAGAACCCGGATCTTGGGCCAAACCGGCTATCCGAAAGGCGCGGCAATCGCCATGGTGCCGGATCGCATGGAAGCCGACACAGGCCACACCATCGACATTCGCACAGCCGACGAAAAGGACGCAGCCGCCAAGCGCGCATGGGCATTATGGGAATCCGCAATCAAGGCGCTGCCCGTGCCGCAGTACATCTGGGCTATCCGCAACGCGCTGAACGGCGGTATGGATGGTGAGGGCGGCGACGTGTGGCGTAATGGTCAGCCGACTGCGCGCGGGCGGGCGCTGGTGGATGCGCTTGTGGCAGTTGGCGGGTGACACCACCACCCGTTGACAAACCACCTATATGGTGTAGGCTGACGATAATCAGATGAACTGCGCCGGGGGAAACCTTGGCGCTTTTTGCGTTTCAAGAACATGGCGAGGCTGACATGGCAGACGACCGGGACGAAGCCGGGCGCTTTCTACCGGGCAATCGCCAATGGGAGGCGCGCAGCAGCGCAGGGCCAAAGCCAAAATTTTCCGACGAGGATGCGCTATGGGCTGCGTGCTGCGAATACTTTGCGTGGGTATCGGACAACCCGCTGCAAGAGGCCAAGGCGTTTTCTTACGAAGGAAAGGTCACGGTTGCGGCGTTGCCAAAAATGCGCGCGATGACCATCACCGGCATGTGCTTGTTCCTCGATGTGAGCCGCTCAACATGGGATGAGTGGAGAACGTCGCGTCCCGATTTGTCGGACGTCATCACGCGAGCAGAGCAAATCATCTTCACCCAGAAGTTCGAAGGCGCATCTGCGGATTTGTTGAATGCCAACATTATATCCCGCGAACTCGGGCTGGCTGATCGTCAGGTTCTAGCTGGAACAGGCAAAGATGGTGCAGTCCTGATCGATACGCCGGAACTTACCCCACTCGAAACCGCGCGGCGCATGGCGTTCATTCTCGCCTCGGCCTTGCAGGAGAAACCGGAATGACCCTAACGCCAAGCCAAAGACCGTGGGAACCCTTGGATGTCGTCATTGAGAACGGCGCGTCTCTGTCGGTGGCCTATAACCTGCGCGGCAAAATCCCAGTCGGCATTTACATATCGGCGGCATGGACTGCGGCAGATCTGACGTTTAGGGTGTCGCCAGATGGGGTGAAGTACTACAACCTGCACACATCGGCGGGGGAATATTCCCTGACAACGTCTGCCGGGATTTTCCTGTCGCTGAGCCAAGAAAACTTTGCGGGCACCAACTTCATCAAGGTCCGGTCTGGTACTGGCGCGGTGCCGGTCAACCAAGCTGCGGCACGGGCGCTTGTTCTGATGTGCGCGTTTCCTGATCCGGCCTGATGCAACTTGACGACATTCTGGCGCGGCTGAACGCGCTGCCGCCAGATGCACGAAAAGAGGTTGAAGACGCAGCACTGAAGGCAACGGCTGGGCGGAAGTTCATTCCATCACCGGGGCCGCAAACTGAGGCATATTTCTGCAAAGCCGATGTGCTGCTCTATGGCGGTTCTGCTGGCGGCGGAAAATCAACGCTGCTGGCCGGGCTGGCGCTAGAAGAGCATCGGCGGTCGTTGATCGTGCGGCGTCAAGTCGGCGACCTTGATCCGATCATTGACGAGGTGCTGAAGATCCACGGTACCCGCGACGGGTTCAACGGGTCAGTGCCGCAAAAGCTGCGGTTTGGAGAAGGCAAGCAGATTACGTTCGGCGGGCTGGCATCGAAGGACGACTGGCAGAAGTTCCAAGGCAATGCGCGCGACTTCCTCGGCGTTGATGAAGCCGCGCAATTTATGGAAAGCCAAATCAGAATGCTCATGGCGTGGGTGCGCTCTGATGTGGAGGGGCAGCGCACGCGGACGGTTCTTGCATCCAACCCGCCGTTGGAATCGCAAGGTGATTACCTGATCGGCATGTTTCGTCCATGGCTGGACTTGACACACCATAACCCAGCCGGGCCGGGCGAATTGCGGTGGTTTCTGACTGATCCTGACGGCAATGACATGGAGGTTGATGGGCCTGAGTGGCACCAGTTCCCCGGTCAAGCCGAACCGAGTATACCGAAGAGCCGCACGTTCATTCCGGCGGCGCTGCGCGACAATCCTTTCTTGACGCATGACAGCCAGTATCAGGCACAACTCGATAGCCTTCCTGAGCCGATGCGATCCGCTCTGCGTGATGGAAACTTCATGCTGGCGCGGATTGACGATCCTTGGCAGGCCATCCCGACGCAATGGATCAGGGAAGCGCAAGCCAGGTGGACGGATCAACCGCCAGCCCATGCGCCAATGAGTGCAATCGCGGCTGACATCGCACAAGGCGGTGCGGATCAGACGATCTTGCAGGCGCGGTTTGATGGCTGGTTTGCGCGGGCCATGGTGTTTCCGGGGTCTGAGACCCCAACTGGCAATGAAGTGGCCGGGCTTATCATCGCTAACCGGCGCAGCAATGCCACTATCGTCTTGGACATGGGCGGCGGCTATGGCGGTGCAACGCTGATGCGCCTGCGCGACAACGGCATTGAAGGTATCATCAGCCACAAGGGTGCAGAGGCATCGGCGCGCAGGTCGGCAGATCAGCAATTCGGCTTCTTCAACAAGCGGTCTGAGGCTTATTGGCGGCTGCGTGAAGCGCTTGACCCGGCGCAGGATGGTGGATCGGCGATTGCTCTGCCGGATGATCCTGAACTGGTGAGCGATCTGACGGCCCCGCGATATGAAATCACAGCGCGCGGCGTGAAGATCGAAGCGAAAGATGACGTTGTGGCCCGCCTCGGTAGATCACCGGACAAGGGCGATGCGGTTGTCATGGCGAACGCCTACGGGCCTAAGCTTATGACCCACGGCAACGAATGGCGGAAATTCAGCGGATCGGGCGGCGGTAGGAAAACCATCAAGGTTGTCCAGAGCCACGCAAACGCACGGAGAAAATGATGGCACGCAAACCGAAACCTGCGGAAAAGCCCGAACAGAAGCCCATCGCGGGTCCGGGCGGCAGCACCGAAACCGTCAAGCAACCGGGGGATTTGATCTAGGTGGTTTTGGCCTTGCGGTTGCGGCGGTTGTTGGCCTGCTCTTTTGGCGTCGACCATCGGCAATTGCTGGGGCTATAGCCTGCGTCGTTGTCAATGCGATCTAGGCTTGTGCCATCTGGCTTTTCGCTCATGTCTTGCAGGAATAAGGCGAAGTCGTTCCATCGTTCGCAAATAGTGATGCCGCGACCGCCCCAGTCTGGGTAGCGTTTGTTCTTTGGGTTGAGACATCTTTCTCGCATTGCGGTCCAAGATGAGTAGGTGCGGCTGCGGCGGTTAGGGTGCCCATGTCCATGTTTCCATTTTGCCGCGCTGACCTTTTCCTTACACAAGCAGCCGCAAGATTGAGTAATGCCTTTGTTCAGGTTTGCGCTGGTATGCTCTGACGTGTTGCCGCACTCGCAGGAGCAACGATACACAGTTTTGGTGCCGTCAGACCCGAGGCGTTCGAGCACAGTCAGTCGCCCGAACACTTGGCCAATGGATATCCGTTTGCGCCCAACAAGGCATCCGCAAGATTTGGTTGTGCCAGCCGTAAGCCCGATGCTTAGGACTTCAGATTGATTGCCGCAGTCACAAAGGCAGGCCCAAAGGCTTTTGCCGCTACGCGATCCTAACCGACCGATAACAGTCAGTGAGTGGAATCTGTCGCCAATGGCGATGAGGTTTTTCTCTTTCATATAAGGAGTATACATCATTTCTGGACTTTTCAAAACCCCCAAGATGCCGGAAGTGGCAAAACCCACGCCCATGCCGGATGAAACGCAGACTACAGCGGCACGTCGCAAGCGCGTGGCGACCGATACAAAATCAAGCGGCGCTCAGTCCACCATCCTGTCGGCTGGCGGTCGGGAAACGTTGGGCGGGTGATGCTGCACACTGACGCCCGTTCCATTGTCTCGCGTGGTGATCGCCTGTTCTCGCAGAAAT